GCCACACCCACTCCGTCCACTCGCGGAGTTTTTCGTGAGCGCCCTCGAGAAAGTAGCGCCTCCTTTCTTGCGCCTGCGAGCGGCTACCCGATCCGAGCTGCAGACACTCGAGACGGTGCGCCAGTTCATGGATTCCTGCGGGCAAATCTCGATCGCCACCGAACACGTCCTGCATGGAGGCATGTACGCCCGCACCATTCGCCTGAAGCCTCAGGATTACATCCTCGGCTCCTTGATTAATCTTCCCACCATGCTGATCTTGAATGGCTGCGCTTCGGTTCTGGCCGGCAACCAGGTGATCGACTACGAAGGCTACAACGTGATTCCCGGATCCGCCGGCCGGCAGAGCTTGTTTATTGCTAACAGCTGGGTGGAGCTGACCATGATCTTTCCCACCTCGGCGCGAACCGTTGATGAAGCGGAGGAAGAAGTGTTCGCCATGTGCGACCTGCTTACCTCGCGCCGCGAGGATAGCGAAGAGTGGGTCACCATCACCGGAGAGTAAAGACGTCTTGACGTACTGACGTCGTGAAGGAGTGACGCTATGGCGGGAACGATCTCGGCCACCACCGCGGCCCTCATCGCGGCCGGCGTGGGCGCGGCCGGCGTGGGCGCGGGTCTCTATACCGGCGCCAAGCAGCAGCAAGCCCAGCAGAAGGCATTGGCGCTGCAGAAGACCGGCCAGCAGCAGGCCGTACAGCAGGCGCTGTCGACCCAGCGCCAGGGGGCGATCGCCCAGAACACCGCCAACATGAAGGCTCCGGATATCTCTTCCATCCTGCAGCGGGCGGCCCTGGCGGCCAAGGCCGGCGTGGGCTCGACCATGCTCACCGGGGCGGGCGGAATCAATCCTTCGCAGTTGAACCTGGGCAAGACCAGTTTGCTGGGGAGTTGATGGATGCCGGACGTCTCTAAAATCCGCCAGCAGTTGTTTAAACGGTGGGGCGCGCTTAAAACCGAAAGGGCGAGCTTCTGGGCGCACTATCAGGAGATCACTTCTTACCTGCTGCCTTACAACGGCCGCTACTTCCGCCAGGACCGCAACCGCGGCTGGAAGCGTAACGCTAACATCTACGACTCCACCGCCACCCGCGCGCTGCGCACTCTGGGGGCAGGGATGATGGCCGGCGCAACCTCGCCGGCCCGTCCCTGGTTTCGCCTCTCCTCTTCCGACCAGGACCTGGACAAATACCAGCCCGTCAAGGTCTGGCTGGACGATGTCGCCAAAAGCATGAACACGGTTTTCCAGAAGTCCAACACCTACCGCTCCCTGCACCAGGTGTACGAGGAGCTGGGCGCTTTCGGAACCGCGGCCACGCTGGTACTCAGCGACTACCGGACGGTCATCCATCACTATCCGGTGACCACCGGCGAATACTGCATCTCGGCGGATGCCAAGGGCCAGGTCTGTACCCTCTATCGCGAATTTGAAATGCCGGTCTCGGCGGTGGTGAAGGAGTTCGGAATCGCCAACGTCTCTACGAGCGTGAAGAACCAGTACGAGAATGGCTCGGGACTCGACAAGTGGGTGCCGATCATCCATGCGATCGAGCCCCGCGCCGATCGCAACCCCGGGAAGCTGGACGCCAAAAATATGCCCTGGGCCAGTTACTACTTCGAGAGCGGCGGGGATTCGGAAACCCTTTTGCGCGAATCCGGATTTCGCAACTTCCCCGGGCTGGTTCCTCGCTGGGCGGTGGCCGGCGGGGACATCTACGGTAACGGGCCGGGCATGGAAGCCCTGGGCGACATCAAGCAGCTGCAGCATGAGCAGCTGCGCAAGGCCAACGCTATCGACTTTCAGAGCAACCCTCCCTTGCAAGTTCCGGTCGAGCTAAAGAACAAGGAAGTAGATCTGATGCCGGGAGGCACCACCTACTACACCATGGGAGCGCAGGTGGCGCCCATCAAAAGCCTGTTCGAGGTGAACCTCAATCTGCAGTTCTTGCTCGAGGACATTCAGGATTGTCGGGAGCGCATCCGGGGCGCATTCTTTGCCGACCTGTTTATGATGATCAGCCAGGCCGGCGACGCCGGCAGCCGCATGACCGCCACCGAAGTCGCGCAGCGCCAGGAAGAGAAGATGCTCATGCTGGGCCCGGTGCTGGAGCGGCTGAACAACGAACTGCTCTACCCCCTGATCGAGAACACCTTCCTCCATATGATGGCGGCCAACGCCGTCCCCCCGGCGCCCCAGGAGATGAATGGCAAGGAGCTGAGCGTCGAGTTTATCTCGGTGTTCGCGCAGGCCCAGAAGGCTATCGGTACGAATTCGTCGGACCGCCTGGTGGGCTCACTTGGCGCGGTAGCGCAGATGAAACAAGACGTGCTCGACAAATTTGACGCCGATGCCTGGATTGACACTTACTCCGACCAGCTGGGCGTGGATCCGAGCATGATCATAGCTTCCGACAAGGTGGCCATCATACGCCAGCAGAGGAGTGCGGCGCAGGCCGCGCAGCAACAGACCGCCATGCAGGAGCAGCAGTCCAAGACCACCAAGAACCTGGCCCAGGCCCCGGTAGGGCAAGGCAACGCGTTGGACTTGATGAACCAATATTCGGGCTACGGTTCCCCCTCTCCAGCTCAGCCGCTTCCGCCCGCCTGATGGCTAGTACCCGTAATCGGTAACGGCGCGGCTACATTCACCTCATTGTGGATGTGATCGATCCTCTCGACCTGCCGGCCCAGTTTCGCGCTCGGGAAGAACACCAGGAACGGGTGCGCCTGGCCCAACGGATAGAGGTATCGGACCTCAAGTGGATCATGGCCGATAAGCGAGGGCGCCGGTTCGTCTGGCGTCTTCTGGAGCAGGCTGCACCGCTCCAGGATCCGTTCAACGCCAATACCACAATCATGTCCCGCAACGTGGGCCGGCAGGAGTACGGCAGGTGGCTGTACGCCCAACTCCTCGTCCATTGCCCAGAAAGTTTCATGATGATGGGCCGCGAGGCCCAGGAGTTTACGAATGCCCGAAACGGCGACGGCCCAAAATCCAACTGAAGCCAATGCCACCCCGGTAACGCCTCCTCCTGGGGAGACGGCGCCGGCAACTCCTCCTGCCCAGACCACCCCGCCGGCTACTCCGGCGGTCGAAACGCCTCCGCCCGCCGCCCCCGCAACTTACGAGTTCCGGGCTCCGGAAGGCAAGGAGTACGACAGCCAGTTGATCGGCGCGTACTCCGAAGGCGCGAAGAAAGCCGGCCTGACTCAGGAAAAAGCGCAGCAACTGCTGGAGACCATGGCTCCCATTCTGGCTACCCGCCAGCAGGAGCAGATCACGGCAGTTCAACAGGGATGGATCGAAGCCGCGAAATCCGACAAGGAATTCGGCGGTGACAAGTTCCAGGAAAACCTCGGGGTAGCCAAGAAGGCCCTCGAGCAATTCGGCAGCCCTGAACTGCGCACCCTGCTTGACCAGACGAGCTTGGGCTCGCATCCGGAAGTAATCCGGCTACTGGTCAAGGCAGGCAAAGCATTGGCTGAGGATGACAGACACGTCACTGGCAGCCCGCCGTCGAGCGGTGGAGTCAGCGATGCCAAGTCCTTCTACGACAACAGCAAGATGAGCTGAAGAAGGAGATAACAAGTGGCCACTCTGGATAACACCAAATTAACTCTGGCGGACTGGGCGAAGCGGCAGGATCCCGATGGGCGCACGCCCATGATTGCCGAACTCCTGAGCCAATCCAATGAGATCCTCGAGGACTGCGTATTTATCGAGGGCAACCTGCCCACCGGGCACCGCAGCGTGATTCGCACCGGGCTGCCTATCGTCTACTGGCGCTCCATCAACCAGGGCGTTCCCCGCTCCAAGTCCACCACCGCGACGGTCGACGATTCGGTGGGCATGCTCGAAGCTTATGCCGCGGTCGACAAGGATTTGGCCGAATTGAACGGCAACTCGGCCAGCTTTCGCTTGAGCGAGGACATCGCGTTTCTCGAAGCCATGAATCAACAGCAAGCCCAGACCCTGTTCTACGGCACGCCCAACACTGATCCCAGAATGTACCTGGGCT